CGCAACCCTTGCCATCTGCAATTGGGCCAGTCCCAACGATGACTTGACGGACAGTACGATTAAAGTAATCGTTCGCGATTGTCGTGTTGACCGTTGAGAGAGTGAGGCTCAGCTCAACTGATACGTCGCTAATATCCATACCGCTCATTGCTAGGATGCTGTTTGAGTGTCCCAGTGGTGTGAGAGTGTTGGTGAGCGTCAACGTGAAGTCTTCACAGTCCAGCGCGATTCGCCCTTGAGTCTCTCCGACTGTGCCATTTGAAAGGCTTGCCGGTGAGCCATCAGAGATCACGACATATGAGCCCCTGAAGAATGGAGGAGACCCAGCGTTATAGGTGGGCTCAATTGGACCCACTGCGCTGGCGTGGTCGTCTTGGATGAGCGCCGCCTGATAAGTGAACTCTCCCATAAGCCGGCCATTGTCGAGCGAGATCGAAAGACTCTCGAGTACACAGCCATAAGCGTAAGAGCGATAATTGACGCCATCAACGCGAAAGCTCAAAGAGTGATCTTTGGTCCCTGTGTCGTTTCTAGATGGAACGTACCAAGTAGCCAATGAATAGAGCGTGGGCGTTCCAGTGAAGCCAGCGCTGAAGGCCGGTGAAACCGTAACATCACCACCAACATCATTATCAGTGATCGCTGAATATTCAGCGCGCCCATTGAGCTCAGCGCCAATTAAGCAGCCAGTGTCAGCGACTGCATAAGATGAGGTTGGGGTGAACTGGTTAACGCTAGTGATAGCGCTCGCCGCGTCACCATCAACAATAGAGGGCAGCTGATTCTTAAGCCCAGCGCCTAAGAGGTGGCCTAGATAGTTAGAGGCGTAGGTGTCAGCGCCTGTGCCTATTGTGGTGAGGTCAACCCGAACCACTACTTGACCAGTGCGCCGCCTCACTCGACTGCCGCCGCTCCATACTGTGTCAGGCTCTGGTGGCACAAAGTAAGAACCGTCTCGAGCGTCGTTGCGCTCTGAGGCTACCACCTCGCCGGGTATGATGATGGGGTCACGCTCACACGGGATTGAGGTATAGGTGAGCCCTGAATTATCAGGGAGACCGGTGGAGCTGCTGAGTGAGCCAAAGCTGCTCTCTTTCGCTACACTGATTGATCTATGAGTGACTGTCATGATTAAGCCTCCAAGTAGAGCAGGACAAAAGGAAGGGTCAGGATAAATGCGCCGGTATCATTGACCGCGTCAACCGGCGTTAAGATTGGCGCTTCAGGGATCACTGAGACAATCCCAGTATTAATCAGATCATACTCTGGCCCCTTGAGCTTAACGAGTAAACTCTCGGCGTCCTCTGAAATCATACGCTGTAAATAGAGCGCGTCTCTGGGGATATCATAGCGCACATTGAGATTTATGGTTGAGCGTCTGCGACCTGAGAGGCCGGCCGCGCCATCGTCCTCAGTAAAGCCAGAGATGTCTAGAGTGAAGAAGCGTGTTGAGTTCGACCGCTGAGTTAATGGGGGTGTGCTGCCATCTCCTCGAGCTAAAGCAACGAATCCATGATGAACGTCTCTCTTTGGGGTCACGTCCATAATCATGCCCTCTAGATGTGTGAGAGCTGCCGCGATTCCTTGGCTCATAGCTTGCGCCTTAATTCAGCTTCTGCTGAGTCCATTAACACTTCAATATCATCAGGGCTTAGCCCGATAAACTCACGAGTCTCATTGACCGCAAATCCATATTGAGCATGTTTGGTGAGGCCAATGGTAAAGCCTGAAGCTGTGGCCTCTTTGACTACCAAGTTGTTCATCATGTTGCCGCTCAGGACCAAGTCAACTTCAGCGCTGTCAGTGCTCTGTCCTCGCCTCCTGCTCTGGTTCTTATATTGCTGATAGCCGCCCTCATAGTAAATGCTCTTGCCTGTTCGACTGGGCCGGCCGCCCTTTGGTTTGAGCCGCGCTCCTCGCTTCGCCACATAAATGGGAGTTGTGCTGTAAGGCTTAAAAGGCTTGCCATTGGCGTCCAGCCCTTTACCTGTTCTGAGCTTGATTGATGCCAGAGTATTGGAGGCCAATCTCAAAGAGTCTTGAGAGGTCCACAGTGAGCGAGGCAAGTTAAGATTTACTCTAGCTGCCATCAGTGCCTCATCCCTCGCGTGGGTGTGAACCGCGAATCATTGGCGCTCTTGACGTAGCCGCGCCAGCTCGCTCTGAAGTCGGTTGAGCTGCCGCCGGTGCGTCTGAGGTCAATCTCTCCCTCATCAATAACCCCATCACCATCGAGGTCAAGAGTGACTGATCTAAGAGCGACCTCGAGCAGCTCCTGACACCTCGCTCTCATCTGTTCAGCGACATCAAGCTGAAGGGCTGACTCATACACGAGCGCCGCTGTACAGTAGGCGTGAGCGCTCATGAAGGAGCCTTGATTAAAGACCTCATCCTCAGTCACGCCATCAGCAACCACATGATCACGGATAGCTAAGATCATCTCATCAAGCGCCGCGTTGATCTGTGGCAAGAGATCGCTTTGGCGCCTTGGGACCATGTCAGCCAACTGGGGGAAACGATCAACGAGCTGATCATGATTCAGCCCAGTGTCAAAGGGTCGCGGCGTTACCTTCAGAACTCCACACTCAACGACGTTCGAGCCGGCCTCTGACTCATAGGCGATCTTGTAAGGATAGAGCCCGGTGACCGCGTTGACCGCTGGAATATCAACAACCGCTGAAGCAAAGTTAAGCGTAGCGGCTGAAGTGAGATCAAGCTCTCTTGGTAGCGGCTCAGCGAGAACAGCGGTTGAGCCTCCCAGCCTGCTGACCTTGACTGAGTACCAAGTGTCTCGAGTGGTAGTCAGGAACGCTCTGACCTCATCACGCTCGAGCGCAACAGCGACAGGAGCAGAGAGCGCCAGTGTTCTTCGATCAGTGGCGATTGTGGTTACGCTCACATCAGCTCTCTGCTGAGTCAGAACGCTAGAGAAAGGCGTGCTGAATTCAACGGTCAGTGTTGCGCTCCCTGTGTAGGGTGAGCGCGGGTTCCAGATAAAGTGAATCACTTGACCGGTGGGTGTCTTCCTCATCGCTTGCCTCCTTGGTTGGCCTTCCTGATATCTGCCGACTTCGCGACATCGAGCCCAGCGGAGTCAATGAATGAAGCGGTCACTGGGCTCCAGCTGTGCCGGCAATTATAGCCGCCGCCGCTGGTGATCACTGGGAGGCCTTGCCCATTGTTCAGCTGACTCATTTGAGCACTGGTCACCACCTTGTTCACCAAGGGTTTACAGAAAGCTCTGGTGATTCCGTCCTGTGGTCCAGTGTATAAATAATGATCGAGCTCAGCCGCCACAGCTGCAGCCGCTGAGATTGAACGCCCATATTGTGAGATCGCTGTCTTGACCTCTGTGAGCTGGCGCCCTGTGCTTCGAGTGAGTACTAAGTTTAGATCACTCATGATAATCTCAGCTGGAACACCAACTGAGATTGAGGTGAGCGCACTCCTCACCGCTTTCTTTGTGTCTGGGAGAATTACATCCTCAAAGACCTGAGAAGTGATTTGAGCTTGGATGGTGTCAAGCTCTGGAATTGAGGCGAGATCAAGATTGGGCTCAATGATTTGAAGCCCTCTCAACGCCGCCTCTCTGATCCTCTCCTGACTCTCAATGAACTCGTCAACAGCCAGCCCCATGCCGCCTCTCATGATGAAATCCATGAGTTGCTGATCATCGAGTTGAAGCAAGAGTTGAGGGTCTTGGGAGGATATCGCGAGCTCCATTAAATCAAGGAGATCGCGCCGCGCTGAGCCCATCGCTTTTTCAAACGAACGCTCAGCCGATACTTCAGCAATGAGCTGATCTCGTTTAGCTCGAGTGAGTTGAGCCAGAGGACCACGCCGCCCTTTGACCTGTCGGGACAGATCATCTATCGCTTTACGGTCAGCATCCTCTGATAACAGTGTGGGCTGAGCAGCTCCACATGTACACTCACTGAGCATCAACATAGATCAGGTCAAGCAGTTAGTAACAACGTGACCAAGCGTTGAGTCAATCGCTTGGACCGTGTGGTATTCATCAGCCCACACTGTACGACGTAGCCCGTCTGTGCTGTCGTATTGCCCAGAAACTCTAGAGCCAAACTCAAAGTTAAGAGCCGCGACAGGCATGGCCCTCACGCGCCCAGACATTTGAACGATTGAGTCAGAGCCCCTTAAGATGCCCATGAAGATGGTCTCTCCATTCCAAATATAAGCCTCTGAGCTAGCCGCGCCCGGTACTGCGTTATCCTTGAGAGCTTGGCCTACATGAATGTTAGGTATCCCAAGCACATCACGCAGCACTGCAATCACCGCCTCATCATTGAGGATGCGGCTACCGCTTGCGAGACCGTTGGAGGTCGCCCCCACGTACCCTCTGATCTCTGGGTTGCGCGCTAACTGCCGGAAGACATCGCGCCCAAAGATGAGGCTGTCTGGGTTGATCCCATGAGCAGCCTTAAAGAGAGTGTCCTTAAGCTCATGGAGGAAGGTGAGCGGCTCAGCACCAGCGGCATCAAATTTAATGGCCGGTGTTGAGTTGGCGAACGCTGCTGAGTCAAAGAGGACATCCGCAAAGCGCTGCTCTCTTGCGAGCTTCATCACTCGTGCAACCTTGCGCGCTGTTCGCTGTTCTTCGCTCCCTGGGTATTGTGAGTCGAAGATATCCTCCATAGCAATATGGTCGTCAGCGCTGTAAGGATCTGCCATGAATGTCAGGCTTGAGCGGTCAAACCCGCCAATTGTGACACGCGATGCGCCGGGAGCCCTCTTGAGATCGAGTCCAGCGCCGGCTCCCATGAAGTTTCGAGTCTCTTCAAGGAGAAGAGTGCCTGAGCGCTGAGTGATGGGGATGGTTTCGCAGACCTTGTCAGCAATAAGTTGGTCGTCACTAGGGACAGCCTCAACAACAAGATTGCTTAAGACTTCGTCAACTGGGTGTCTATTGCGGTATGAACTAGCCATTGGTTACCTCTTAAGTGTTGAGCGTGGAGGGTCCAACGAACAAGACCTTAATCTGGTCTCCAGCGCTGGCACTCGTTTGATTAGCATTAGGAATTACTCGAGCGAGTTGATAAAAAGTCGTGTCGCCTGGCTCGCAAGCTTGGACCTTTCCACCAAGAGCAGCTGCAAGGAGAGGAGTAGAGTTAAAGGTGAGTGACTCGCCAGCAATCACGCGAGTAATACCATGAATCACCACGTCAACAGGTTCACCACTTTCACAAGCGCGCTGTGCAACTCCAACCGCTTTGGCGTCTGTTTCAGAGTCAGTGATCACAACCTTGCCGGCGGCGTCAATTGATACAATCGCAAACTCAGTGATTGCCTCAGCCGCGATAAAAGTTAAAGTGTTGTAAGCGTTGGCCATGATCAGCCTCCATATGCCTTAATGTAAAAGTCAGGGTTTGAAGTACGGAATTGATTGAGCGCCTCGCTGTAGGAAATGCTCTTCTCAGCAGCTAGCTTTTTGATCTCTGCGTTTAGTGATTGACGGTTGATCTCTCGACCGCTGGCACCATGACCAACCTCTTGAAGAGGTACAGCCGCGCCGGCTGGACGCTCGCTGAACATCTGCCAGAACTCAGGCTGAATTTCTCTGAGCTCCCAAGCTTTGCCGGCAACGCTTTCTTGACTTGGCTCAATACGACCATCACGAAGAAGAGCGCTAACCGCTTCGCGCTTTTCGATCTCGCGCTTTTCTCGCTCGATGGTCTCAAGGCGCTTGGCCATTTGTTCATTCTTCTCACGAAGAGCATTGAACTCAGAGAGCAGCTCAGCGCTCACAGTCTCTCTCATCTTGTAGTGATCTTTCTTGTCTTCAGCCATCTTCTTCTCTTTATCTTCGTCTTCGCCCATCTTCTCTTCTTTGTCTTTGTCGTGCTCCTCGAGCGCGTTTTCAGAAGAGATCTTGGACTCAGCATCCATTTTCATTTCCTTGATTTGGGCCTCGAGCTGCTTGACCATCTCATCTTTAGCGATGAGCATGGCGCGAAGATCATCGAGGTCCATGTTGGCGAGGTCATCCATGTCTGCAAACCTTTCATTGAGGGTGACTCTGTCAATTTTAGAGTGTGATTGAGCTGGCCTTGGTGTAAGGGTGACCGCCAATAACTGAGCGGTTCCAATGTGACTTCCTCCAGCTCTGTCAAATACATCCCCGGCGAGAAACTCAGGGGAGCTCCACAAGACTCCACCGGCTTCAGCAACGACATTCAAGCCGCGCTCATTGTAAGCGGGAATTGCGTAAAGGCCATCTTCTCTCAGCTCAAGATCAGCGATGAGCCCCAGAGCGTTGCCGCTCTCTGGTGGAGCTGGTGGACCGTCTTGATAAGGAGAGGTGGCATGCTGCCAATCAATCACCACAGGATCTTCAGCGCGGCGAGCGTTGAAGACTCTGACCATTTCACTGAGCATCTCCATAGTGATCTCTTTGCCGATATCCTGACCGCTCATTCGAGAGCTGACTTGGCCCAGAGACAGCGTCTTGAAAGGCCGGCCAATTGTGAGGCCATCAGGAATGTCATAAGTGTGTTGAGTGGATAGCGCTTCAGAGTATGCCCTGAGCGCTTGCGCTTTTTTATCGGCGGCGTCCATTTGGTTAACTACCTTTCGAGCCCAAGCAAAGCCAGCGTCACCGCCCCAACCGTGCCAAGCTTGCCAGCCCTTCCCCTGGTCGCTCCAAGTTGAGCCCTGCTTGTCAGATTGGTGACGTGTGAAATAGGCGAGCATTCGGCGTACTGTATCGGGGCTCATCTTTCGACCGTTGGAGAGGTCGCGAGCTCGAGAGATGCCCACTGAGGTCATACCTCGCTGGGAGATGGGCTTGCTCTCTCTCACCTCAAGCGCTCGCCTTCCAGCCTCTTGCGCTCCTTTG